TGAGACAAGTAAACGTCTAAAATCATGGCGAAAACAGGTGGAAATGAGGGCGAAGTTGATTGTGACCGATATAATATTAGAACCAGTTGAAATTGAGGTAAGTTTCTTTTTTAAAAGGCCGCAAAAGCACTATCTCCCAAATGGCATGGTGCGTCAAGCTGCCCCTGTTTATATCACCAACAAAAACAAGGGTGATCTGGATAAACATTGCAGAGCCTTACTGGATTCTCTCACTAAATCCGCATTTGCTGACGATAGCCAAGTTGTAAGTTTACACGCTGTCAAAAAGTATTGCGAAACAGAATCTGGAACTGGTGCTGATATAAAAATCAGAACAATTAAAAACTAAAAAGGATCGGCCCTAAACTCACTGCCTACACGTTGGTGTAGAGGTTTACAGGTAAGCGATCCTAGAATCAGTATATCAGATTATGAAAAGAATTTCATGGGTGGCCTGTCCTAAGTGCCAAGAATACACAGATCAAAAAGTAAGAAGATCAGACCGCAACTCAAAGCACGTTATTGTCAGACGTAGAGAGTGCTATAAGTGCAATCATATATGGCACACAATCCAATATCCAGAAATGATTGTTGAAGATATAAAAGCTAAATATATGTTATGTGAGTAGTCGGGTGATGGATAAGCACTTCGCTTGCTCCCCTGCCTTTCCTTTGTGTTGCTTAAGGTTTTGTATGGCTTTCAGATCCGCTTTGCATGGATCATCAGGCTACCCGACTCATAATTCATTTAAAGCGTGTTCGAGGGAATAAACAACTCTGGAAATGATACCAGCGTCAAGATATTCTCTTGCTACACCAGATCCTTTAGTTGATGGATTCTTTTTCAAAAACTGTCTAAGCCTGTGGGCATCTTCAGCTTTTATGTTGAGAAAGATGTTCATGTATCGTTTGAGGTAGCGAAGCATGGGCAATCTCTTACATTTAGATATTAACTCTTAATTCAAAGGATCATCAAATTCTGGAACATTTGCTGTATAGATAATATCGTCACAATTTTTTATTTGTAAGTTAATCAAAGCAATTTTTTCTATTGCAGCAACTACCTCTGGCCTTGTCCTTTTTTCACAAAGGTAGTCAATAAACTTTCCTTCCTCTTGCTCCAAAAAAGCTTTTTTGAACTGGTATTCAAGTTTGTCTTGAGTCATTTTCTAAATCCAAAACACGTTGTAAAGGAATTGCTGCACAGGCTGGAATCACTGCATTTCCCAATAATTTTAATCGGCTTGCTCGATTTGTGAATAATCCAAAGGAAACCCCATCATCATTTCTATAAATCTGGGGTTCAATACCCCATTGTCTCCAGAATGGGTCAAGGCATCTGGTAGGTTCGGGCCATAACCCCTGTCTCTGTATCCCTCTTTCTGCCTCCCTTTGTAATCTCTTGATGTAGGAGTCGGAAGCATTTTTTTGAACATTTCCTGACTTTTGGGATTGACCGCTTCTCTCAAGGTTCCAAGTTGAGTTCTGCCCTTCCTCGATCCCTTCATTTGTCTTTTTAATGCCTCCTGACTTCTTGGTGGAAGATGATCCATTGTAGTTGGAGTCGGTAAATTCTCTATTGATTCCAATTGCAAACCATCTGTCTCTGTGGTGACAGGCATTGACATAATCGCTTGCTCGAAAAGTTCCCCATTCAACATTAAACCCTCTCTGGGAAAGCTCCCCAAGTACGATTCCCAGTCCGTTATAAGTGATCGCTGCCACGTTTTCCAAGATAATGTATTTTGGTCGAACCAAGCTAACGACTCGCATAAGTTCAAAGAAAAGACCTGACCTTGTTTCTTTGGTGATGCCTTGTTTACGCCCTGCGTTGCTGATGTCGACACAAGGGAACCCCCCAACGATAACTGAAGCTGAGTGCGGTTTTGGTTTGTAGGTTTTGATGTCGTCATGGATAGGAACAGTAGGCCAATGTTTTTTTAATACTTTTTGACAGTATGAATCAATTTCAACAAATTGTGTTGTTTCATAACCGCCAACAAGTTTTTCAGCAGCGTAAGAGAAACCTCCACCGCCACTGAATAGATCAATCATTTTTAATTTTTTCATTCAAGACCTTCATATAGCTTGTCAAGATCGCCCTCTCTTTCTATATCTTCTCTGATTCTTTTTTCGTGAAATTCATAAAATGGATCTTTTAAAAGTTCATTATATGTATTATCCTCTCTAAATTCCCAAAAATTTATTTCATCAATATTACAATTAGTTTTTTTCATAATCTTATCTAACAAGGCATCATGGTCTTTTGCCTTCCAAAGTTTTGATTTAACAAGTTTTTTGCCATCAACTTCTTCATTTATAGCTTTTATTAATGCAGCTGTGGCAAATTCTTGGTTTTCCCTTTTTCTATCATTTTTATACAAGGCATGAATATCTCTTTCATTGCTTGTAAGTTCAATCTGGAAAACTTCAAAAGTTGGTGTCATTTACTTAGCCTCCACAGTATCAAGGTCAATAACTTTTACACCATGATCGCCTTCTATATCTGACAACAAATCTTGTGCGGTGCTGTCAGAAAAATATCCTTTGTCAGCTTTAATTTCAACAGCAATGGTATTCCAACCAAAAAATCCAGTTAAAGCCTCACAGCCTTTGTCAGTAACACCTTCAAAGCGAAAACTGTCATTTTTTTCTTGATATTCTAAAGTGATATCATATGTTGTGATTTGTGTGATTTGCATTTTAATTGTTTGCGAAGTTTGAATAATCAGCCGATCTCTCGACCTCATATTTAAATAATACATGATTAATATATATATGTCCACCCTTGCCCTATAAGTTTATCTAAATGTTATGGATTAGCAACAATATCTTATAGGTCTTGACAGTGCAACATAGTGCATATAATATATTAGGTATGGCTGAGAGGCCGTTCTTTCGCAAGGTATTTTAAATGACCCAAACAAAGTTTACTAATCTCGAAGCAGAGATTATCACTGACAGACCCGAAGATTGCATAGTTGAATGTCTATGCCAATTTTATACAGACGAAAAAGTTGCCGAACATGGTGACTACAACAAGACAAACAGAATTATTACTGAAGTCTGGGAAGGTGTTGAACGTAAAGTTTATCCAAAAGATGAAATCTGGTATTCACTACACACTACCATTTATACGTTAGGTAAAACTAAATACTTGCCAAACAAACTATCTGAATATGACAAAGTAGTTCTTGATGACTGCATATCTGGTAGCACAATGGACAGGGCTGAAGATGTTAGTCCACAGTATGGTGGCAAGGTTGCAGCAGCAGCTAGACGAATAATTGACAAGCTAGAAAAACTAGGTGTCGAGTTTAGTTGGGCAGAGAGGTGGTATTAATGCAAAATCTATTACTTGCTATCGCTGGCATGGGGTTGTTTTATACAACCCTTTCAGGGACACTCTATGACATGACATATGCAGACTGTCATGAAAAAAATATTGAAATAGCTTGCAGGGAGCTTCAAAAATGACCTTTGAAATGACACGCATAAAGCAAAGGCTTGCTGATCTTGAAAGTAATCAAAGATCTTTACTTAAAATTACAGATGGACTTCTTAAGCAAATGGAAACCACACAGCAAGCAATTCTTGAACTTGATGAAATTGTCAAAAAAAATACTGGTAAAGACCACCCCTGATCTCTACCAGTACTCCACCCATTGTCCTAACACCAGAGGACACCATTACTATAACAAAATGGAATCTTTAAACAACACCACACCACACATTACGTCAGTTGATATTGACGAACAAGTGTATAGATCAGATCCAGCAATTGCTGCCTCTGACTTGAAATATGCCATAGATCATGGCCTTGAGGCTTTTAACATCTATAAGTATGGCAAGAACAATCCTCCCAGAATTGCAACACCAGCAATGAAGTTTGGATCAATGTGTCACAAGTATTGTTTAGAACCTCAACTTTTTCAGGGTTCTTATGCCTTGCTTGATGATAAAAGAACAAAAGCTGGTAAGGCAACAGCTCTTGCTTTGCAAGAAAAAGGTATTGAAACTTTTACAACTCTAGAAATGGATACTCTTACTGGTATTTATAAGGCTCTTTGTAATAACGAATTTGCAAACAAGTACATTATTTCAGATACTTTGAGAGATACCAGAGGATTAGCAGAGCAGTCTTACTGGTGGAAGCATAGGGAAACAGGCTTGCAATGCAAATGCCGTTGTGATTATGTGATTGATGATATGGTCATTGATCTCAAAACCACAGGGGAAGGTGGTGCATCACCAGATGTATTTACTAGAACTATTGCTTCATTCAAGTATTTTTTACAAGCTGCACATTATCTTCAAGGGACAGGTCAAAAGAGATTTATTTTTGTCGCTGTTGAAAAGGTATTCCCATTTAGCGTGGGGATCTATGAACTGTCACCCCACTTTATTGAACGTGGTTATGAACTACAAGAACAAACTTTGTCTGACATCAAAAACGCCCAAGAGTCAGGCATCTGGAAAGGTTACACCAACTATGAACCAAAGGGCATCAAAACACTTACACCCCCTAAATGGTTATGACATTTACAAAAGAACAAACAAAACAACTTAATCAACCCATTGATCCTAAAGTTGTTGCCTTCAGACAACAAGGCAGTATGCAACTTGCTTACTTAGAAAGCTGGTATGTAATTAATGAAGCTAACCGCATCTTTGGATTTGATGGCTGGCAGTCAGAAACAGTACAGCTTGACTGTGTGCAGAGTGATGAGTTCTGTGTAACTTACATTGCAAAAGTCAGAGTGACTATAGGTGATGTTATTAGAGAGGGAGTTGGTGCTGGACATGGCAAAGGAAAAAGCGTCAATCTTGGAGACAAGCATGAATCAGCAGTAAAAGAGGCTGAATCAGATGCCAGAAAGCGGGCTTTTATGCAGTTTGGTTCCCAGTTTGGTTTATCTTTATATGACCGCACTAAAGCATGGAAAAATCCTAAAAAAGATAGGACTCCTGTTTCTACTCAAAACCTTACAGTAGTTGCCAAAGATGCAATCTTAAAAGCTGACACCAGATCAAGACTAGATAAATGTGCTGAGTCCTTAGAGGTACGTTATGCTAACAAACAAATACCGCAAAACGATTACAACGATCTTTGCGACCTAATCAAAACTAGAAAAGAGGTAATCAAAACATGACAGTAGCTGGCAGCCAGTATTTCTCTACCGATCAACTCGCCAAGAGATATGGTATGCACCCAGACTCCATAAGAAGATGGCGGTACAAAGGTATAGGGCCTGAGTACTATGAACTTCCTATCTTTGCTGTCTCTTATGGTGATCCTAGAGTCAGATATGACCTACACAAAGTCCTTGCTTGGGAAGAAGCAAACGGCATTACACCCATTGAACCCTTTTAATTATTATGGCAAACACCGCATTTAACGCAAAATTTAGAATCGTTGACAACAACAGCGATAGAGAAAATGCACCAGAAAAAAATTTAATTATCGACATATCAGTTGATGAAGCTATGAAAATGGCAAACTGGTTACAAACTATGGTTGATAACGCCCATATCGAAGATACTAAGATAAGGGTTTACAAAAGCAAATCAGATTATGATGAAATAGCTGGTTTTTCGATCTGGGGTGGCCTCTGGGGTAACTCAGGCAAGATTGCACCACTAAACCCTAAACAAGCCTCTGAGAGGACTGTAAACGTCAAAGCAAACCAACGTGAACTTCCAGAGGATTTACCTTTTTGATTATGTATTTAGTAACTTTTCCAAACAATCCCTATGTAGGTCAGATTTTTTATCACCCAGAATCTAAAAGAACTTATGAGTTTTGTGAAACAACAAGAACAGATGAGTTAACTGGCATGGTGCATGAATCTGCAACATGGTTTGATATTACAGAAAAGGATTTAGTTCCCTAACTTCTTGTTAAACAAAACATATCTAATGCGATCCCAAAGGGTCGCTTTTTTCTTTTTTAGTTGCTTTTCTAACTTAAATATATAAGCGGCTTGCTGAGATATAACTTCAATCGAAGAACTTATAAAATGAGCTTGCTTTGCATTTGTCTGTAATAGCTTGATCGCATAGGGCTTTAGTAGTTCTATATCTTCCATTTTCTCTATAAACTGTATAGACTTTTGCACCTCAAATTCACCCTCAAGGCTGTAAGTAGATGTTAGAGCCTTGATAATATCCATCATTTGACTGGAAATAGTTTCTCTTCAATCATCTTTACTATTGCATCATCAACGTCATTATCGGTTTTCTCAGCAGCGGATTTCAGCATTAGCAAAAGCCCTTTTCTGATAGATTCCGATTTTCCGAACCTGATGAATAGGTTGATTAGAAATTTAGACATAGATTTGTTTGTTTTTCCAAACATAGCTAAGATACCAGTATTAAACAAGAAACCTTAATCTTATGGAAGAAGAAGAAAAGGAAAGTCGGGATTATTTTGGTCATGGAATCAGACTTTTAATTTTGGTATGGGCTTTATCAGTGATGACTTTGGGGTACATGGAAAAGATAAGGCTCGACACTTTTGCTGCTGGCCTTGTAGGAAATATTGCTTCGGCTTATGGGATCTCTATAAAGGGTAAAAATGGCAACGGAAAGAAACCAGTTATAGTAGATAATAAGAATACTAAAGTTGGTATCAAATGAAAAAGCTCTTACTACTTGCCGCCCTCTGTGTCCCAACTGCGGCCTACTGTGACATTCAGAGTACGATCACCTCAAGTGTCAAGCTAGAAAGTCTTAGTGCCGCCACCTCAGCCGACAAAATCGGCTCTTCTTACAGTATAAGCGGTACAAATATCACAACTACAAGTGGGGACGCTGCGAGTGTAGGTGGCTTTGGATCTGTTACAAATGGAGTCCCCGCAGTAACCATGCCAAGTGCAACACAAACCACTGCTGGTGAAACTTTCAGCTTCACTCAGTCATACCTTGAGGGTGATGCTACTGCTGGATCAGCACCAACTGTCGGAACTGTAGGCAACTTCAGTGATTTGACATCAACAGCCGCCGGTTCAGTAGGCACAGCAGCCGTCACTTTAGATCATCACACAATGTCTCTTACAGGTGGAACAGGAACTGGGGTTGTTCTGACTGGTCAATTTGTCACTGATTTAACTGTTGATTAATGTGGAAATATCTGCCAATTATATTTTTTGTAAGTCCAACTTATGCACAAACTATAGTGCCTAATTTCAACAGTGCTACTTCAACAAGTCATTCTGTGACAACAAATAATTTGACAGAAAATATCAAAGAATATCGCTACAATTCGGGATATACCTACAGTGTTACTGGTTCTGGTATTTCATGCGGCAACTGTGATTCAATATCCATGCCAAATGCCACAGTGACAGAAACAATTAATGGAACTACCTACGAATGGACAGGTTTAAATATGGATCAAAAACCACAATGGCAACAGACAGGTCAAGATGCTTTTCAATTTTCAGAGTTTTACAAAGGCCCCTCTTTAGAATCAATAATCGACATAACAAGAACAGTAGAATCACAAATAGTCACAGATACTACTATTATATTTTCCAACTGATAAGCCTTTTTTCTTGTCTGCCTAGTTATGCCAATCAAAGTACAATAGCCAATCCTCAGTCAAATACAAGTTCCTCAGTATCGAATTTCGCAACGCAAGTATTGACAGGGCCTATGACAGAAAATTCTTATGGTGCTGGTATTCAATGTTCAGGAGCTACATTATCTGTTAGCCCATTTGCAACCACATCAGTCGCAATAAAGCGTCCCCAAGACTACATTTTCCATACACCAGTTTACAACGAAGCAACAGACGAAGATGGTAACCTTACAAATGCTGGTGAGATTCTCTACTACAGAGAAAACTACAGCGGCAACAAAGATGCCACTTCTTTTAATTTTGGAATAGCTGCAACAATATCTGTACCTCTTGATAAGCGTTTTCAAAATGCTTGCCTTAAAAGTGCTACTACTCAGGAAAAGATAATGCGGCAACAATTATCAACAGCCAGATTAAATTATGAGCTTGCAAGGCTCAAGAATTGCCATGAACTCAGAGTCAGTGGGGCTGAATATTCTCCAAAATCTGAATATTTTGATCTTTGTTCAGATATAGTAAGCAAACCTAAAATGAACCAAGTTATTCCTCATACACACAAAATTGAGCTAAACAAGTAATTTTGCTCCACTCAGAATCGCCTACAAAGGGCCTCTGGATCTCTTTGCTTATGTTTGTACTTTTGATTTGTCCTTAGATTTAGTCAAACGCTTTATGGCAGTCTTGATGAGGTTCTTGAGCAAATTGGCTATGATGGGTGAACTAGCCGCAGTAACAGCAATAATTGAAGTGTTAACAAGAATAGGAGTGCTAGGTATCCATTTCTCAATAAAGGTTGAATCTCTGAAGACTTCATAGCATTTACCATTCTTTACTACATGAGAAACAACCACCTGTAACTTAAGATCATTGGGGTAGCTTCCTACTGGAATGTTATCCTCAGAGGGACATTTTATGAAAAACTCTTTATCTTTTTTGACTTTAGGTTTATATTCTGGCGGCTGCGGTATATCTGGTTGCTTTTGTTCCTGCTGTTTAACTGGATCTGTTGGAATAAATTTGTCTGGTAAATACTCAAGAGCCTTAAATGTCGGATAACTTACAACAGGATAATCAAGCTTTGGCTTATCAATAATGTCTAAAGTTGTTGGATATTGTTCCCATGTCCTTGTTCTTGGAATATATATTTCTTTAATTTTTATTTTTGGTATTTTAATCTTTGGTATTTCCATCCTCAACATCACCAATAGAAATAGACCACCCCTCCTCTCCAAACTTTCCAACTTCTTTTATTTGAGGTTTTTTTATTTTTTTATCTAATTCTGCGTGATAATTTTTAATTTCCTTATCAAGTTCTAAATTAAATTTCTGCATACGCAGCCAATGTATAAATTTATCAATATAGTATTTAATAAGTTTTTTGAAAAATCCTAATATCATTTAATTAAATTTTGACATTTGTTCTTCAACCTGTTCTCTTTGCCTTCTTTCAATATAATCCCAAAACCATTTATTTGGATCGTTTTCGTTTGTTACAGGTCTTGGTTTTAATTCTTTTATTTTCTTTTCAAACTCATCAGCAATAATCCAATCCATATGTTTTATTACCTGTCCAAGTAACTGATTTTCAAAAGATGGACTTTTCATATATAAAAAAATCATAAAACCCGATACAAAGGTAATTCCTGATGTTATTAAGGCTGAGACAGCTATAATTCTTGTTCTTATTCTGTTTTGTGTTCTTTCAATATAGTTCACAAATTAATTTTTTCTTTTTTTTGTGGAAGCTGTATAGATGGCCCTGTAAGACTTGGAATTTTATCTGACATAACATCTGGTAATTTATCCTCCAAACTTCCCATAATTTTGTTTTTTAATGTTCTCTCAAATTCTGGGCTTTGCATGTAGCGTATTGCTACAAATCCAAAAGCTGCCATTGAAATTGACATCAAAAATGACAAGATAGAAATAATTTTTATAACACGATTAAGCATATGTGGAAAGAAGCTTTTATTAAGGCATTAGCACCAATCAGTTTAATGGTGCTGTTTTTGATTGTTGGTTTAGCTCCACTATATTTAATTGGTGGAATGATGACTAAACAGGTGCACGAAAAAGTAAAATTTTAAATTACCAAGGAACACCAGAAGTCACAGTAGGAGTTTTAGATTCTGTTATTTGTGCAGCAATACGAGTTTCAATAGCAGTAACTTCATCAGATCCTAGTGCAGCTTTAGCCCATGCAATAGCATTATCTTTTGTAATGTCTGCATAAGCAGTAAAAGATCCAGAATCAGCTTCAGCAAGCCCTACAGAACCATAAGAGAAACCAGTGTGATCTCCGTCCGCATCACTAGCTGTCCAGTGAACAGTAGTAACTACATCAGATAAACTTCCTACAGTTTTTGTTGCATCTAAACTAACAACATTCCAAGTAACAGCCATGATAATTAGTGTTTAGTTTTATTTTACTTAGATTCTACAGGTTGTACAACATCACTTAGTTTTTCTAATTGTTTTAATGCACCTTGATCTTCCATAATAGGTTGCATAAGTGCATTTTTTTCCGCAACTTTCTGTTGTATTTCTTTTTCAAGCATTTGTGCTTTTGCAATATTTAAATCAAGACGAGTTTTTGTCTCGTCATATAATTCTTGAGGTGTTGTCATAAAATTAATTTTAGTTATCTAATATTACTAAGCTGCTTCTAATGCTGCAACTTTTACTTCAAGTTCTTGTATTGCTTTAACAAGCATTGGAATAATAAATTTTTCATTAACTGTCAAAGCATTGTCGATTGTTTGATTTTCTAATGTAACAGTGCCACTGCCAAATTCTTGAACTAAATTAATATCTACATTTTCAACTTCTTGAGCAATAAAGCCATACAATGTTTGTTTTTCTTCATCACAAAAACCATCTATCCAATTAAATGAAATAGGTCTTAAAGATTTTATAGCAGATAAGCCTTTATCCAAATCAACTACATTTTTTTTAAGTCTTAAATCTGATGCGTTGTAAATGTTAGTTCCACTTGGAGCACCTATATTACCAGATCCATCAATTGTCAATCTTACACTAGTAGCAGTAGTGAATTTCATAGTATCAGCACTATGAGCATATTCAATGATTCCAGCACTTCCACTTGCACTATCAGCAAATCTTATAGTGCTTGCTGCAGTTGAACCTAATGTTATTCCAGACTCTGAAGAAGAATCATTATTACCAACACAAAGATCATCAGCATTTGTTGAAGCATGACTGGTGCTAGTTACACCGATCATCAACCTTCCAGACGAATCTATACGCATACGTTCATTAGCATTAATATCACCACCTGTATCAAACGCAATATGATTATTTGCACTAATGCGAAGAATGTCATCAGATTGCTTGTATCCAATGACAGCACGATATGGATTACTTGAACTGCCATTCCTACCAAAATTTATTGCAGCATAATCAGTAGAACCAGCACTCGCTCCTCCAGCCGTATTATGAATTAAATTTATAGCTGGACTATCCCCATAAATGGTAAAAACTTTTCCATTATTTGAATTATCTGCATTACTACCATCTGGACTTGTTGGAGTTGTTGTACCTATACCTACATTTCCATTATGTGTAATTCTTAATCTTTCATCTAGGGTGGTTGTATCGTCATCAACTGTGAACAATGCCAAAGCTGTTCCTTTTGCTGAAGCTGTATGGTTTTGATCTGCAAATGTTCTAATTGATGCACAAGTCGCACCAGTAGTATCATTATTATCTTTAATATGAAAATCTATACCTGATAAATAATCACCATCAGAAGCAGCAGCAGCAGTATTACCAAGAGTTAAAGTTGTACCCTCTACATCTTGAACATGAAGTTTTGAAAGTGGGGCAGAATCAACACCAATACCAATTCTGTCTGTACCAGCATCGAGAAAAAATAATCTGGTATCAGTATCACCTTCAATTCTAAAATCCGTGTCTACCCCATCTTCGTTAAAAGTAGTTTCCGATGCATCTAGTTGTAACCTCGCAACACCCGCAGTTGCAATATCAAAAGTATCAGCGGCAGAACTAAAAATACCTGTGTTCAGATCATCTCTAAAAGCTAAAGCAGGCGTACTTGCAGAGCCATCTTCTAGAGTTAAGGTTCCGTCAAGTTGTAAAAGTTCTATCCAAGCATTGTTGGCAGAATTTCGTATTTTTAAAACACCTGCCGAAGTATCAGCCCACCATTGATAAGCATATGTAGTTGCTGGACTAGATCCGTTTGAATTATTACTAACGATTGCTGCAAGGGCATTATTTAAATCTGTACGAAAAGCCGCACCAGAGGCATTATCAAGTACATAATCATGTGTTGCCATTACTTAATCCTTTTATTTAAGTATATATTAGTTGATAACTTAAATATAAACATATTTACCCACCTTTACCAAACCCTATTGCTGTATATTTAAAACTTAAATCTTTAAAGTTATTGCTGCTGTCTCTTGTTTCTATAACAAACTGTGTGCCTGTAACAGATGTTATTTTGAAATAATCACCAGATACCGCACCTTCAAGCGTTATTCCTATCGTTGGTAAAAATGCTGTTGTTGATCCTCCAAGAGAGCTAGTGCCTGTAAAAAACGGATCACCAAATGTAACTGTTTTAGCTGAACTATTTGTTGCACAAGCACTAGCGATTGCTGTATTTACTGTTTCTGTTCTACGCTTAACACTTGCTTCAAATCCAAGCTCTTCAATTTTGATGTTTTGTGCTGGGTCGTCTGATGAAAGTTCTGCTTTAAATTTAAATCCTCTTCCTTTATATTCTCCGTTTGCAAACGTATTGAATTGCGTGAAGTTTGCTCCATAAGTACAAGATGTACCACTTGAAATTGTTGCACTTGTAGCTGAAGTAACAGTGAATGTGCTTGTAGATGGAACAGTTTGAATTTCATAATTACCATCAGTTGCACTACCAGCAGTAAAATCTATTACAACAAAATCGCCTACAGAATACCCATGCGAACTTTTTGTGATTGTTATAGTAGTTCCGCTTTGCTCATAAGTAGCCGACACTGAAGTTGCTGGATCAATATCAGTTGTAGCGACTAATAATTTTGCATTTACATCTTCTGCTTTGGTTCCATCAAATTCAGTCCATGTGTCGATATTTGCGGTTCTTGAATCAATAAGATCATTAGGTAAAATTCCAAAAGTAAGAAATCTTCTTTTTAAAGTTAAATTAAATATTGCTGCCAGATCAACTTTATTTTGAAACTCATAAGAACCACTTGAATTTATAGGGCCAGCAAAATCAATATTTGATAAATCGTCAATATCTTGTGTTACATCATCTATTAATAATGTTCCATCAAGTAACAGGCCATCTAAAGCTGAATCAAAAAATGTATTTACTTTATTTCCTTGAAAAGGTGGTGAATCTGTATCTTCATTTTCAGTTAAAATAATTTGATTTGGTTGTGGATCTGGTTCTGTAACAATTATTCTTGCAGCGTTTTCAGATTTACGACCACCATCATCAATAAATTTAATACTGTAAGTCCCTGTCAAAGCTGGAACTAATGTTTCTGTTACGCTTCCAGAAAGTTTTTGTATGATTTCTGTTGAATTTTCAAATGTAGCTGTTGTTTTATCAACAGAAGGAGTATGCCTTACTGATATTGTGCCACCATGCAAAACGTCAACAGAGGTAGAGGGGTTAAAACGTAGTCGTACAAACTGATCTGAGACAGGTTCTAAAGTCAAACCGCTAGGATCTTCTGGTAAAGCTGTCTTACCAACAGCAGTAAAAGTAAATGTTGACGTATCTGAACTTAATACTCCTAATGTGTTAAAAGATTTTACTGCAAATTTATATGTTCCTAATGTTGATTCAAATAATTCAAAACTTGGCCTAGCAACTCTTAGTCTTTCGGGATTATTATTTTCAAATTGAAACTCAACTAAATATTCTTTAACACCCTTAATAGGTTGCCATGATATAAATATTTTTGAAACGGCTCTATTGTTTAAAACAACAATTTCTTCTGTAGCTGTTAAGTTGCTTGGTGCTGATACCTCATTTATCAAGGTTGTAATTGTTTTTGGATTAAATGCGACTGTTGTATCTTCTACTTGTCCATATTTATTTGTGTCATGTATGACAGCAGTAATTGTATATTCACAATGGTTTTTTTCTTCAACACCGACAACTTTAAAAATTTGTAATTGTGTTGCTGAACTTTCGATTGCATAAACACTGTTAGCTTGTGGAATTGATGAAAATGCAGAAGATACAGTAATGGTTGTGCCATCAATAGAAGAAATCGTGCGGCTTTCAGTTGATCCATCCGCCAAAACAACAGCTAAAGTTGCACCAGAATCATGTGTTAAATCATTTCCTTCAATAGTGCTTGCATCAACAATAATTTGTGTTGTAGATACACCTGTATTTATCCGCCCACCTTTTCTTGTTCCTGATCTAACCGAATCTGCAATTCCAATAATTGTTGCTGGTCTTACAACTACCCCAGCTTCTAATGTTGTTGTGAAAGTAACAACTTCATTTTCTAACAAATTTGAATATAAAAACCATCTTCCAAGACGATTTGCCTGACCAATAGAAGTACAAGCAAAAGCTTTTATTGTTTTTCTAGTTGCTCCAAATTTATTAATAGCATCCAAGTTACCTGAGGTGGAGCCAAGAGCAGTAATTTGATCAGCTTTCACCAATTCGTATTCCATTGTTTGAGTTTGATTGTCAAAATATTGAACCTCCACTTCTGTATATTTAAGTCTTGCAGATTGGTTTTGATAACTAAAACCTTCCTCAGTTACATTTGTATTGTTAAAAATGTACTGAACATCTGAAGTATTAGTAGTGGTATTTGTTGGTCTATCTTGAGAAATTTGCAAAGTACCATTGCTGTAAAATGGCATCGCGTTCATAACAGAACAAAGATCATTAATTAAGGAATAGGCATCTTGTCTTTGATTTAGAATTATATTGCAACTAAATCTAGGTTCTGTTGTGTTTGTTATTGGATCTGTTATTAAAGCACTTGCATAAGCACTTGCAGAATAAAAACTAAAAACATCTAAATTTTCTTCTTGTACTATTCCATCATCACCGCCAAAACCCTTATCTGTTGTCAAGATGTCATATAAAATCCAAGCTGGATCAGCACACCATTCTTTGTCCGTTTTAAATGTTCCATTAAATGTATAGCTATCTGGATAAATTACCCTTCCATTTGTACTGTCTATTGTTGTTCCATGCGGAACTTTAATTTTTGTTCCTTTAAGTCTATACATACGCTTTGGAAATCTTCCAAATTCTTGTGCATTAAATCTTACTGCGACATAAGCAAAACCTTGATAAGCACTTGTATCTGTATTTATTTCTGTGTAACTAAACCAGTTTGTGAGATTTTGTAATTTATCACTTGTTGCATCTTCAGTATTTCTGAAAACAGTTAATGTTAAGGGAAAACTCATTGTTTTAGAAAAAACAATTTCGTAATCTTTTAAATATGGACTTTTAGCCTTACCATCTGTAGTATTCAAAATCACAGGATTAGTTACAGTACCGTCATTTTCTGTAATTCTTATAGAGATATTCACACTGGTTCCTACAATGTCTCCATTATTTTTAATTCTCTGTAAGACCGGAAACTGTAAAGTAACTCTGACCTTATCAACATTTGTATCTGAAATTTGCCTTGATAAACCTACACTTGTTTTAACCTCGCAGTCACCTTCTTTCTTTTTACTTAGGTCAAAATCTGTATCTATTACAAAACTACTTGTAGTAGGAAGTGAGAGAATTTTTTGTGTTTGAGGATTATTTGTAAAATTTTTAAAAGAAGTTGTTGTGTTTATACAGTGTACAACTTCATCAACAGCATATCCATGTGGACTGCTGAAGGTAACAAGCATTTGATTTTTTTGAAGAGTAACACCGCTAACGACAAAATTATTTTTAGACGATATAGTATAAGTTGCTGTTTGTGTAGTAGTAAAAGGAGAGTTTGTTAGAGCAACACCAACAGGGATGGTATTTTCTATCGCATTGATTTCTTGTATTGCTGTCTGATCGCTTGTACCATTTTTAAAAAATACCTCAACATTTTGAAAATTTTCTTCACCCAGAGAGTTTTGTAGTGGAGTAGAATCTAAAAAAATATTTTTTCTGAAAGTATCGGTACCAGCTCCACCTTCATCAAATATTGAATCGATTTCACCATAACCTAGTAAATCAACAACTGTTGCAAACTGTTTAGACCTTAAACCCCCATCTATTAAATCAGGATCAACAACCTTTTCATCAGGTTGACCTCCAAATAATTGATCGTCAACTAATTTAGGCATTAGGTAATACTTTTTTTAATTTGTGCAGTATCTACACCAGAAGATATCAAAATTGACCCACTAAAAACAAGGCCATAAATTATTGGTATTGGAACACCACTAGAATTTACGTTTTGGATGCCGTTAAACGAATATGAACCTCTAATTCTTGGGTCAATATCACTTATGGATGGTATGTCTAATTTAGGTTGTGGGGCTATCATTTCCACTACCCCTCCTATAACCATAGAAACCCCGACAGTTGTTAAAGCAGTACCAAGAGTTGCCAAAAATGTACCAGCAGCGGCAGCAGCAGTTAAAGCAGCACCACCACCAATTGCAGCAGCACCAATAACAAATGGTAAGCCACCAGATGCAACTGGTATTATTTGTATATCACCCTGTCCAGACATTGATAAATAATCTGCTGTAATATCATTTCCACCCATTTTAATTTTATAAAATTGATCATTCATGTGTTTTTGCAAGCCTTCAAAATTTGCCATAAGAAAACTCATGGCTTGCTGTGGTGATCTGACAGCAGCTTCAAAATATGATTTACCCAAAAACTGTCTTAATTTTCCATAAACTTTTATTTTTTTAAGCTGCATATCTGTAAACTCCTCTCAGTGCTTGTTGATATTTTAGGTCTAAAGGTTCTCTGCAGCTCAAAGCTTTTATATTATGATTTAATATCATGTTATCACCAATATAGATAGCTACATGATCTAAATTACCAGTAACTGATTGAAAAAGTAATACATCAGCAATTTTTATATCATCAGTGGATTTTTGTTTTATAAAATTTAATTTAGGTAAAGCATATTCAAATTCTGGATTATTAATAAAATCTTTTATTTTTTTTGGCCTTGTCCAGTATGGAATCTCAATATTTTTACTTTCCTTAAACCAATCTGTTACTATTGACCAGCAATCATATTTTCCCCAAATAAACCTTCTACCGATAAGAGAAGGTGCTTTCCATCCAGAAGGTTCAAAGTGTTCCCAATGATCGTGTTCAATACTATAAATATAATATGGAAACCCTAAGTGTTCGCAAGCCGCCCTGTCCGTATCTGAAGGAGTTGCAGCACCTATAGGATGACTATGTATAACACCAATAACTTCACCTGTATCTTCACATTCAGCCCAATCATCAGGATCAAGTATAAAAAATTCAAATTTTCCTTCTGCCAAATTTTTACAAGGCCAAAAAGTTTCTTTACCTTTTATTATTGCCAATAAACCACAAGCCTCATCAGGTGCTTGCTTTTTTGCATAATTTTTAAAAGATTCTTTCCAAGACATTTTATCCATTTACAAACGTACCAACACCAGCAAAATCATCTCTTGTCACGAGTTTTTTTGGTGCATTAACTCCAAACAAATCAAAAGACCCTACCATTTCAAATTGTACTATGTTTCTATTTTCTAACGTTTTTCGTTCAATAAAATAAACTTCTCTTGGCAATTCAGATGAAGCATCTGGTGTTCCATACGGATTTACGCTACTTGGAAAATTTGTTGCATCAAGAAACCTACTGAGAGTACGTCTGCGAGTCACTTTTGCACCTGCAAGATCAGAAAAAGCTGTTGTTTGATTTGTTAGCTGCAAAATAGCAGTTATAGTTCCAAGCAAATTAGAAAAACTTAAAGTCGGTCTAGGTAGTTTGCCTTTGCCAGTATATTTGTAACCATCTGCTTTTACAGGAATCCTTGTGTATGTATTTGACTGCCAAATTATATCTAAACTGTCTTTCATGTTATTGCCAGCATGGAATAAGTAAACAGTAGGATTTGATATTGTTGAGTTGACGTTAAATGAAACATTACCACTTGTTGATTGTGAAGTTGTACCAGTAACTGTAAAAGTATTTGTGTCAACAGTTTGAATTGTATAAACTCCATCAATACCATTACCAGAGGTAAAATTAAGACTCAAAATCAAACCAACAGAAAAACCATGTGAGTTAAGGGTAATAGTGATAGTTGATGAAGATTGACTGTATGTAGCTGTTTTTGCTGATTTTGTATAATGAACATCTGCTTTTAATTCAACAGAATATAATTCAATAATGGATTTGTTGGTAAGTTCTTGTAGTTCAGCAGTTGGTGTTGCCATTTATGGTTCAAAAACCTCCCTAAATGTAGTATTGATTATGGCTCTTTCATTATATGGAATAGTTTTTGTCCAAGAATCACAAACATATTGTCCAGCACCAGAAAGTGTTATTGATACATTTCCACTATTGGTAGCACTTGCCGCAGCCGTCACAGTAAAGGTATTTGAATCGGCAGATGACGCAACAGCAAAAGTACCATCTGTTGCAGATCCAGTGGTGTAATCAATAGTCAAAATATCACCAATAGCAACCCCATGATTTGAAATAGTAATTGTTACAGTAGTTCCACTTTGCGAATATGTACCTGTCTTTGTAAATCCTTCTGCTGGTGGTGTAAATGTAAAACTTGCCTGATCGTTTACTCTACTTCTTAAAAAAGCTTCAATGACATCTGCCTGTGTCTCAGACACGTTAAAAGTTAAATCATATACTTTTGGGTCTTGAGATAAAGGAAGCCCATACAAAGCCCTAAATTCATAACCATCTCCAAGCTGTGACACCTTTACTTTTGGTCTGCTTCTTTTTCTCATCCCATAGGTGGGAGTTATTGATGGAAATGTTGCCATTATCTATTTAATAAACCCCCAGCCCTTTGTTCATCAATTATAGTTGCTTGAACGATAGTGGCAATCAATCCTCCTAGCTGATCTGCTTCAGATCCATTTCCTTGAACAGAAGTACCAGACGCATCAACATTTACAGTAATCATATTATTAGTAGTATTTCCTCCACCAATAGCATTGTTTGGAATAATATTGCCACCCCTTGAACCCATCTGCAAAATCTCAGGCCCTTTCTCACCAACCAAAAATGCACCACCAGCAGATACTGGCCCACCCTTTGCTTTTGCTCCTACAAAAGCTGGATTTGACGGCATAAAACCAATTTTTCCAATATTTGTTCCCGAAGCAGTTGTTAAAGATTTACCTCCCATAGTTGTAAAACTTTGACCACCACCCTTAGTAAATGCACTGACAAGAGTATTTCCTATAAAATTACCCAAACCAGAAACTGCTTGTTGTATTGCAACTTCTATAAGCTTACGTTTTAAATCATTCAAGACACTGATTGCTGCTTCGCCTAAAGTTTTTGTTCCCATTGCAGCATCAGTAAGATTTTGAACAACACCGCTTTCAATAGATTTACCGATTTCCATATATTTATCTTTTAATTTTTCAGCTTGTTCTTCTTGTTTTTTCTGTGCTTCTTGAATTTTTTTATTTGCAGCATCTTGTTTTTCTTTCTCTTTTGTAATCTCTTTTTCTTTTTCAAGAACTTTATTTCTTCCTTCAAGTAAAGCTATATCTGCATTAACTTCATCAAGTCTATTTTGTATTCCTTGTTTTGACCTCCCATTTGCTTTGTCACGTCTTTCAATAAGTTTTTTTTGTAAATCTAATTGTTTTTCTAAAGCTTTAGCAACTTCTTCCTCAGATCCTCCTTTGACTAACTCATTAAATTTTTTCTGTTCTTGATTATGTTTGATTATCGCAGTTGTAGCAACTCCTAATAAAGTAGCCAAACCAACCAGAGGTAAAGCATTTAAAGCAATACTTAAAGCCCCTGTAGAGATCGCTAGTGCTTTTGTTGCTATATCTGCTGTGGCTGCTGCCTTGGCAAGAGCGATTGCACCAACTTTAGTCGCTGCAAATTTAGCAACTAAAATCGTCTGTGCGGCAGAAAGCAATGTTGTTGCGGTTGTTACTCCTTGAATTGCCAAACCTATGCCTGTAAATATTGCTGCTGTAGTTCCTATTGGTGAATTTAAAAATTCAACAGCCGCTAATGTTAAATCTGTTAAGCCTTTAACTGCTGGCATGACAACAGGGTTTAGTTTTTCACCAAAAGCTCTAGCTAAATCTTCAGTTGCATTTGATAAATTTTTAAAAACTTGAGTCGGATCTGCGGCTACTAAAGCTTTAAGTGATGATGCACCATCTGTCTCAATTTTGCGTAATGCTCTTAAAACAACTTCACTTGTCAATTTACCTTCAGATGCAAACTTTTTAAGTTCACCGACTGTTACTCCTAATTCTTCAGAAATAGGGCCTAATAAGGTTGGTATTTGTTCAGATATACTTCTAAATTCATCACCTTGTAATCTTCCAGAACCTAGTGCCTGTGCTAACTGTCGAAATGCGTTAGATGCCTCTATTGATGAAGCACCAGCTAATTTTGCTGCTGTATTAAATCCAAAGAAAGTGCTTTTAATATCTTCAACACCAACTCCCAAAGGTTGTAATCTTGCTGTTATATCTGTTATTCCTTCAAGTGCTTCTGTGGCACTTAGGCCAAAAGCTTTCTGTGCATTAGCAGCTATCTCTTGCGACCTTGCAAAAGTGCCAGATGCTTTTGTAAGTAATTTTAGACGGACATTTAATTTATCAAAATTTGCTGCTGTATTTACTGCCTGTCTTGCTAAAACAGTAAGTCCGATTCCAGCAATGGCAGTCTTTAGTCCACCAAATGACTTTTGTAATGAGTTTGTTTTATTTTGTACTCCCTGTAATGCTCTAGTCGCATTAGTGGCATCTACAGTAAGTTTTACATTTGCCTGTGCCACAAATAAAAAAAGCCTTTATTATATATTACCTTGAATTGTGTTTTTGTCGTTGCATGGCCTTTCTTTCTTCGTCAAATTTATTTTCAAAATATCCAGCCCAATATATAAACTCTTCTTCACTAATAGATTTTCTTAATTCTTGTACTGTTTTTCCTAATTCTGTTGCGAGAAAAAACTCAAAATTTAACCAGTTATCTCGCTTTAATCGTTTTTTGCTGTATCTACATCAAGTTTTATATCAAATAAAAATAATTCTATTTCATTTAAAACATTCTCTGGAAGCTCTCTTTGTAAGTTTGGTGCATCAGCAAGGGCAAAAGCTTTTGTGCCATCTTCTAGCTCTGCCATTTGACAAAGAAGTTGAGTTGATACTGTAAGAGCCTCATCAGTGCCAGCAACACTTTGTGCTTTTTGTCTATCAAATCTTGTTAATGGCTTGAAATATAAATCAACAACTTTTTCCCCTTTAGCATTTTTAAATTCATACTTTCTCCTAGTGGACATTTGATCCCCATAGGACTCAGTAATGAGATCAATAGTTCTTTTGTTTGGCATAAATTAAGTGCGAAGTATTTTTAATTTACTATATATCTGAAGTTATTGCACCTGTTGTCTGGAATGTGATGTTAATAAGCTGTATCTCACCAAGAGTTGCTCCATATTCTGCATTTGTAATTATTCCAGAAAAACCAAACTTTTTAGAACTAGCTGAACTATCAGGGAACAGTTCAAACAATGCGTCACCAGCATCACCTGTTGTTAATATGTCCTCAACAAATGCTAAGTAGTCACTGTTACCAGCGTTGTCATAGATTAATTCTGCTGAACCTTCACCAGCAATAAGGCCACCGACAAAAGTTTTTGCTGTGTTGCCCATCACTGTAGTTTCTTGGGTGTCTTTAGTAATAGATAAAGACCAGTTTCTAAGACCTGATATATCAGCTTCTGTTCCAGCAGCATTATGGAACATTATTTTACCGACATCACCTTTTACAGCAGCCATAACAAAAAAAAGAAATATTTATAAATATATTAACTCTTTTCAGACTTTTTTACATCTTTTTTAGAATTTTGTTGACTCTCCATATATCTTTTGCAATTAGGATCCCAGTAGTTTGCGTCTCTTACACCTTTAACAGCTTCGATAGCGTCTAGCATTTCTTCTGTAATAACAAGCTTTGGCATGATTAAAGATCCTCGTAAATGTTGAAAGTAATTCTAATTTGTGTTTGAAACTTACCTTCTGGACTTGAAGCAAGTATCTCAGGCCCAACAGGTGAATCAAAAATTACATTAGATACAGTCACTCTATTGTATAAGTCTCTAAGCCTTTTGCAAATTGTGAAGTTAGACCCTGCCCCCAAACCTTCCTCAGTAAATACATTTAATAAAACAAGACCAACAACATTATTATCCGAATCAGTTGTCCCTCCCATTGTTAAATACTCACCAGCACCAAAGCTTGTGATGCACTGTACAAAAGTATCTTCAGCAGTAGAGTCAAAGGTCATATTGTTAAATACAACAGGGATTGCTGGGCTTGAAGCAAGCTCTGATGCTAACCTAGCCTCTATTGTTGATCTAACAGTGTTTAAATCAGTTGCGGCCATTAAATACCTCTTTTAATTCTTTCATACTCTTTTCTTGCATATTGTTCAAGCTCTTTTCCAATTAATTCTGGAAAACCAGCAACAGTGCCTTGTCTAGTTCTGTAAATTTTGCCCCAAGAAGGTGGCAAGTTTACACCAAAACATACAGGTTCTGCATAAGCTAAATTGTTTATTATTGTGCCTTCTAAAGGTTTAATTTCTGTTTGCCATGCTGCCCTTAACTGACCACCTCCTTTTGGTTCGCCTTCGTAAACAACTCTAACTGGTGTTGCTTTTTTTACTCTTGCAGTCCACTCCAAAGTAGTGGCTTTAACTAAATCCTCTACTGCCTCCCTCATTACATCATCAATTTGGTCAAGCCTTATTTTTCTTGCCATTTTTACCTCAAGATAAGATCAAAACTTACAGCAGTATTATTTTGCTCATTTGTAATTACTTGAACAATTTTAAATTCAACACTACTTATGACAACTCTATCTTTGGTTGTAGGGACAAATGTTAAATCACCAGCAGATATAGTAAGCAATTTATCCTGTGATTCAATCAAATCATTCACTTGATTTCTTGAAATATTGCTTAATGCACCTTTGATCGTTGTATCAGATGTAGATTCTGAAATAGCCCCAGAAGTGGTATTGTATGCCCCTGCTGTAACTTGTCTGATAGTCACATCACCACCAAGCTTCTTCAGTGAAGCACTAGCAGCTTTTTTTAGTGCATTAGCAAGGCTCATCAGATTCTGTAAGCAATAACAGTTCCACTTGCCAAAGTAATACTTGTAATGATGCACTCAACAGATGTGTTGGCTTTCATTGTCATACTTGAAACATCACCTTTTAACTCAGGACCAGAAATACTAGCAACAGAGTCCTCCATTGCAATCATTTTGCTAAATCTTCCTATGTGTTGGTTGGTGTCTGCAATAACTTCAGCACCGATAAATGGTTGATACACGATTAGCTCCTTTTAATCGATAAGTTTGCTCTTCCACCTATTCTAATACCCATCAAGTAATGATCAACTATCGGTGGAATACGATCAATACCAGTAGCCCCATAAAATCTGGGAGTTACGTTTATATTTCCAATACTTACAGCAGCAAAATCCTCCAAGCCACTTAGTTCTAACCCGTTCCTATTGTTGTTTAGATATACAGCCAAGATAACCTGT